TATATTGATAGAAAGAGTGAATCTGATTTTAAGAGTACATTTTCTACTGGCATCAAAAGGTTTAGGCGTGAGCTAGATAGGGCTAAGAGCTTCTCGTCTTATTTGTTTATCTTGGTTGAGTCCAGCATAGAAGATATCATTAAAAACAACGATTATGGCCCACACAAGGCAAATCTGACCTACATATGGCATAATGTAAGAGCGGTTACTCATGATTATGCGGGCTTTTGTCAATTTATTTTTTCTGGTAGTAGGGAAAACTCAAAGTTCTTAATACCTAGATTATTATTTAACGGAAAAAAAACTTGGGGGGTAGATATGCAATATTTTGTAGACAAATTATGAGCTGGGAAGAAGGACTTCAAAAATACAATCTTGAATTTGATAAAACAAATAAAGAGATACTTGATTTGAAGGGATACATCGAAGAAGAGGAGGCTAAGTATCATTTATACAAATTTTTAAGAGCCAATATTACCTTCACATCTAATTTGATAGCTGGCGTTGATTTATTTCCATTTCAGCATCTAGCTATTAAATCAATGCTTGAAACAGACTACTTTTTGGGTATATGGAGCCGGGGTATGTCTAAGTCTTTTAGTACTGCTATATATGCTTTTATGGATGCGATATTTAACCAAGGAATTCAGATCGGTATCTTAGCGGCCACATTCAGGCAATCAAAAATGATTTTTGAAAAAATAGAAGATATAGCGAAAAAACCTGAAGCAGCTTTATTGGGACAATGTATCACAAAAAAATCTAAAAAGAATGATCAATGGACATTAGAAATCGGTGACTCAAAAATAATTGCTCTACCCCTTGGTGACGGATCAAAACTTCGGGGTTTTAGATTTCACAGGATAATCATTGATGAGTTTTTATTAATGCCAGAGCATGTTTATAATGAAGTTATATTACCGTTCTTGAGTGTGGTTCAGAACCCCACGGAAAGAGAAAAATTTACAAAAATGGAAAACCAGCTTATAGCTGCGGGGAAAATGACAGAAGACCAAAGAAAAATTTGGCCAAACAATAAACTTATAGCTTTGTCTTCTGCTAGTTATAAATTCGAATACCTTTATAAAGTTTACGAGACTTTTGAAGACCTGATTTTGCATGGACCAAGAGAAGCAAAAGAGATGGATAGGGCCAATAGAGTTATTATGCATTTTAGTTATGATGTCGCACCTAAAGCTTTGTATGACCAAAACTTGATTAACCAATCAAGGCAAACAATGAGTCAATCTCAGTTTGATAGAGAGTTTGGGGCTATTTTCACTGATGATAGCTCTGGATTTTTTAAGACATCTACTATGGCTGCGTGTACAGTTCCAGACGGAGAGTCTCCATGCATTGAGGTAGCCGGAGAAAAAGATTCTAAATATTTATTAGCATTTGACCCTAGTTGGGCTGAGAGTGAAAGTTCTGATGACTTTGCAATGCATGTTTTCAAATTAAATGACAATAATAAAACTGGGACCCTTGTGCATAGTTATGCTATGCCGGGACTAAAGATGAATGATCATATTAATTATTTTCATTACATATTAAAACATTTTAATATTGTTTGTATAATAGGGGACTATGGTGGCGGTGTGCAGTTCATGCAGGCAGCTAATGCTAGTCAACAGTTCAATGAAAGTAATTTAAAATTAGAAGAGATTACTGCTAATTTTGATGATTTAGAAAATTACCAAGAACAATTAAGGTCTGCCAGAAGACAGTATGATATAAAAAAGAAGAAAATTGTAGTATTAAGGAAAGCTACTTCTGATTGGATTCGTAGGGCTAATGAGTTACTACAAGCTAACTTTGATCATAAAAGAATATCTTTCGCGTCTAGGGCTCTCGACAAAGATTACAGAATACAAATAAGCCATAAAATACCAATAGATGATTTAACATTTATACCGAACCAAAAAGAGTTAATAAAATCAAAAGGGTCTGGTATGATGATTGACTTTGTGGATCATCAATTCGATATGTTGAACTACACTAAAAACCAATGTGCATTAATACAGGTGACTTCTACACCGCAAGGAACACAGACTTTTAATTTACCAGCCAATTTAAGGAGACAGACAGGGCCTGGAAAAGCAAGAAAGGATTCTTATTCTGCATTAGTTTTGGGTAATTGGATGATTAAAACTTACTATGACATGGTTAATGTGCAAGACGAAGATATAGCTTCAACATTTACCCCGATTCTTATTTAATGTAACTTTTATTGTAACTTTAAACTTTTTTGTGTATTATAGTATATGCCTAGGAAATATACTAAGAGATCAGATTATTGGAATAAGTTTAAAAGTGGTGAAAAGTCTATAGATGAACTTTTGAATAGTTCCCAAGCTTCAGAAGACTCTGCGCCAGTATTCGCAGGAGAAACATTTTACTCGCAAGCTGCATATAGTAGAAATATTAATCAGACTACAAGAGCGGACGGAAGTAAAACCCGAAGAGCTGTTAATTCTAGAGAAACTACCTGCGATAAATATGCTCATATCAAAAATATGAGTCTGCCTTATTCTTACAAGGATTCATTTATATCCCCAAGGGACACAATCTTACTATGTCAAAAAGCATATGCCAATGTACCTATATTCAGGAATGCTGTAGATGTCATGGCTGAATTTGCGAATTCAGATATATTCCTAGACGGAGGATCTGAAAAGTCTAGGAATTTCGTATATAAGTGGCTTGAGAAAATTCAAGGATGGAAAATTAAAGATCAGTATTTTAGAGAATTTTACAGGTCAGGTAATATTTTTATATATAAATTAGAAGGTAAGTTTAAAAGTTCAGATCTTACTAAGTTAAATCAAGTTTATGCTGAAACCTCTGATGCAGCTGCCGGTAAAATACCTATGCGATATGTATTTTTAAATCCTTACGATTTTGTAGCCACCAGAAGTATAACATTTGATATTAAAAACGGAGTCTACAAGAAACTTCTTAGTGAATATGATTTAGAAAGATTAAAAAATCCAAAAACAGAATACGACAGGGAGGTATTTGAATCTTTGCCACAAGATGCGAAAGACAAAGTATTAAAAAATTCATTCGATAACGATGGCGTATTAATAGACCTTGACCCCGATAAATTAATTTATTCATTTTATAAAAAGCAAGATTATGAACCTTTTGCCACTCCATTTGGCTTTTCTGTACTTGATGATATCAATTGGAAGATTGAGTTAAAAAAAGTAGACCAAGCAATTAGTAGAACAGTCGAGAATGTAATCCTTTTAATTACCATGGGTAACACTCCTGATAAAGGGGGAGTTAATCCTAATAATTTAAAAGCTATGCAGCAACTATTCTTAAATGAAAGTGTTGGTAGGGCATTGATTGCAGATTATACAACTAAAGCAGATTTTGTAATCCCTGATTTAAACAAAGTTTTAGGGCCAGAAAAATATCAAATAGTAAACGAAGATATCAAAGAAGGTTTGCAAAATATAATTGTAGGAAAAGAAAACTATTCTAGCACCCAGGTTAAGGCTCAAATATTTCTTGAAAGATTAAAGGAGGCGAGACATTCTTTCCTGAACGACTTCCTGCAGCCTCAAATTAAAGAGGTTTGCAGAATGGTTGGGTTGAAAAATTTCCCAACTGCAAAGTTTGTTGAAATTGACATTAAGGACGAGGTACAGTTGCAGCGTGTTGCGTCAAGACTAATCGAGATGGGTATAATTACACCAGAGCAAGGTATGACCGCAATTAAGCAAGGGATTTATCCTAACCCTGCAGAACTTCAAACAGCTCAAGAAAAATTATTACAGGATCGCAAAAAGGGTTATTATACACCTCTGGCTGCAGCTCAACCAATCTTGACCGAAGAAGATCAGGATATGAAAAAAGAAGCTCATGACATGCAAATGGAAACCCAGGAAGAGCAAAATAAAAATAATGAAAATGATCAAGAAATTAAGCCATCCGGAGAAGTTGGAAGGCCAGCAGGTACCGACACGAAAACCGGAATAGCTTCAGAATTATATAATCGCAAAGATATTCAAGCAACCGTCTACGAAATAGAGGGTTTACAAAAAAATGCAGAAAAGCTTATGAGGTCTGAGTCTAAAAAGAAAAAATTATCTCAAGACCAGAAAGATCTTATCAGTAATTTAATTGAGTCTGTAGTCGTCTCCACGGAAAAAAGTCAGTGGAATAATAAAATAGAAGCATGCATTAAGGATTTTGAAGAAATTTCCAGACTAGAAACTTTACCTGAAATTTTAGATATATCTGCCCATCATGAGATAGTTTCATATCCAGCTGCAATATTATATCACAGTAAAAAAGGAAAAAAATAATAAAAAAGGTGTATCTACTTAAAGTATGAATTTACCTTTTAAGTACACAACGTCATTTGCTAGTGATATAGCACTAGAAACTGTTGAGAAAGAATTAGTATCAGAAGCCTCAAATTTGAAAGATTTGCAGGGCTTAATCCCAAAGGATATTGATTTTGAAAAAAACATAGACATAATCGGAGTAGCCTTTAATGCTGCGGTCGCCAATGTATTTAATAAAAACGGAGACGGAATAAACGGGAAGACTGCATTAGCGATCAAAGATCACTTTTTACACAAACCAACTAATATCGAACACCAGCGTGCAAAAGTTGTTGGGCATATAGTTGGTGCATCATTATCTACTTATGGAGACAATAAGGTCTCGAATGAGGAGGATATGATTAATAGTCATACTCCATTTAACATTGCATTGTCTGCAGTAGTTTATAGATCTGTAAATCCAGAATTCGCCTCCCTTATAGAACAATCAACAGACGAGAATAGTGATTTCTTTCACACAGTTTCGGCTAGCTGGGAGCTTGGATTTAACGATTATGATATTGCTGTAGGAAGCAATGAGTTATCCCAAGCGAGAATTGTAGATGATTTAGAAGAAAAAGAAAAATTATCAAAAAACTTAAAGTGTTACGGGGGAGACGGTAAGACAGAAAGTGGCGAAGATATATATAGACTAATTAAAGGTGATATATATCCACTTGGAATAGGCTTTACATCAAATCCAGCCGCAGATGTGGAGGGAGTAGTGATGGCTCAAGAAGAGCTAGAGGAAGATCTTGAGGTTGATGCATCTTTTCAATTCAAAAAAATTGAGATAGATTCGGAACAAAAAATTTCCCAAACTAAAAAAGGTAATGTACAATCTTATAACATTCAAAACTATAAACGTATTATGGAACAAGAAATTCTAGATCAATTCAAAGCTGTTCTTGAAGAAAGTAAATCTTCTAAGAATTTGACTGAAGAAGCTGTAGCCAACATGACCAAGGTTTTTCACGATGCTATTTTAGAGCACAGTGAAAAATGGCAGTCAGAAAAAAGCCAGCTTAATTCTCAAAAAGAAGAACTCGAAAAAGTAGCAGAGTCAAATGCTAAACAATTAGAGGAACTTAAAGAACAGCTAGCCAGCACAACCGAAGCTCTTGAGACAATTAAGTCTGAAGTTGCAGCTCAAAAAGCATTAGAGCTATTTAATAGCAGAATGTCTGACCTTGATGAGCTCTTCAAACTTGAAGAAGAAGACAGAGCTTTATTGGCAGAAGATATTAAAAATTTAGATTCTGAAGAAGCTTATGCATCTTACAAAGAAAAAATGTCTGTAATGTGGAAGCATAAATGCAAATCCCACATCGAAGAACAGGAAAAAGCACTTCAGGAAAAAATCGAAGCAGGTGTACAAGAGCGTTTGAGTGCTCTCCAAAGCCAAGCTTCGGAAAAAACACCTTCTGAGGAGAAAGAAATCGTTGAAGAGGCGATTGAGAATGCTGAAGTCGAAGACAAAGCATTAGCGAATAACAACGGTTCCAGTACCGAAGAAGAATTATCGCTTCGAGAAAAATTTCTGAAAGCTTTCTCAGAAGATAGCGTAACAATTCAATACTAACACGAGGAAACATAAAATGGCACTTAGATTATTACCGTTCAGGCAATACAACGAGCATGATGTTGTCAATCTGTATGCGCTTGATAAGACCATCACTGATGCGATTGATCCCAACCAGCTCCTCAATGGATCTAACGGGGTTAACGATAACGGTGTTTTGGTTAAAATCAAATCCGCATCCTTAACCGGATCCAATGGAAACCCATGGGAGCCTGTTAAGTACGAAAACAACAGCTATCTCGGAAAAACCGATTACCCCCACATTGGTGGAAACTCTTATCCTTTTGCTCAGCTCACTATTGAGCCTGCAGGAGATGAGGCTAACATCTTGGGGTTAACCCTTAATCAAACTTTAACTCACGACGAGAATGGAGAAAAACTTCTTTATTATCGTCAAAAAGCACTGGAATTACAAGCCGTACTTCCTGGAGAAGTAGTACCCGTTCTTACACGTGGTATCGTAACTCTTGCTGCTTCTGCATTTGCAGACCCAGCTACAGTTCCTACTCCCGGTGAAGATGTGTTTGCCGCTGCCAATGGTAAGCTTGACGGACCAGGCACAGCAGCTAACCGTATTGGTAAGTGTCTTGCAGTTGGAGATCGTGAAGCTTTTGGTTCCGCAGACCAATTTGCTGGCGCTCCTTCCACAGGCAATGGTGCTTATTATGTTATCAAGTTGGAACTTTAATCTTAGAGAGGACATAATAAATAATGAAAATCACACTTAAGCGTACAGAAGAACAAGTCGAACTTGTCAAGGCTATGGCCTCTCGCAACAGAGATGTTGCTTACGAAGCTCAAATGGCTCTTGCCGAATTCATTGGACCAGTTCTAGTAAAAGTAATTAACCAAGCTCCCGTGCTCAGTAACTTGTTCACATCGTTTCAATTCAACGAAATGGACAGTCCTAGCATTCCTCTTGATCTTTACTATGATGTAACTGCACCCGACTATGTAACCGTTTACAGTACTACAGTTCCTGGCGGATTGCCCACCAATACTGTTACTCCTACTGTTTCAGAAATGAAATTCAACACATATCGTCTCGATAGTGCTGTTGACTTTGATAAACGTTATGCAGCTAAGTCACGTATGGACGTAGTTGGTAAAACATTCACAAGGATTGCTCAAGAAGTTCTCTTGAAGATGGAAACAACTTCCTATTCTCTTATTCTTGGCGCTCTTTATGATGTAGCTA